CGGGCGTGGAAGCAGGCCTGGGGCACCGGCGACAGCGAGGAGGCACTCGCCCTGATGGAGATGGACTTGCTGCTGGGCGTCGACGAGTCCGGGAATGTGGTGTAGCGCTTGAAGGATGTAATGGTGCATAAGTCGACCAAAGAAACCGCACAAGAAGCTCTTGCGGTGGCAACATCGGCACAAGAGTTGACCGTCGGCGCTTTGGCATTCGCCGAAGAGCAGCGTCGGCTGGTTGCGATGCATGAGATCAACCAACGCAACCTGACCGAACAACTGTCCACTTTCGTACATGAGCGCGACGAACTCCGGGCCGAGATCGAGCGACTGAGGGCAGCGCTGCGCTTTGCCGTCAGTCGCCACCGCGCTTCCTGCGCATGCCAAGCCTGTGATGTGTTCTGGGGCGATAGGCGTGACGTACCGTCCTCCACGCAAGCGATTGCGTTCGCCATCGAAAACGATTGCGATGCCGACGACTGAACTCACCTGCGAGTGGTGCGAAATCGACGCGATGAGAGCGGGATGAGAGCGGCAAGGTGGTCTGGATGTGCGTGCATCAGCATCGTAACCGGGATCGCAGCCAACGAAGACACGGACAGATTCACCATCGTTCTGCGTTCGATTGCGCTAGACAGATGGCCAAATGAGTGACCCTATCCCTAGTCGATACGAACTGGAGAACGAGGTCAACGCCCTGGTCCGTGAGCGCAGCGAACTCCGCGCCGAGAACGAGTGGCTGCGGGCCTTACTTCGACGGCTGTACGAGTGGGATCACATGGACTCGGCCGGCGACGGACCATTCTGGCGCGGCGAGATCAACAAGGCGCTTGGCCGAGGTAAAGATGATGGATAGTTTTACCAAAATGTTGACCGAGACGTGCTGGTGCGGTCACTTGCGATTCACGCATCGTGACGCTCAGGGGCGGTGCGAACGATTCTCGGAAACAAGTGAGCCGCCGTGTCGATGCCCATCTTTCGAGCAGCGCACCACGGTGTTTGGGCGACCTAAAGATGGTTAGCTCAACCAAACAGGACGAGCCTGACGATATCGACCGTCGGTACGAGGCGTTCCTGCGGAAGTTGTCGCCCGAGAATCGCCGCAAGTGGAACGAGGCAGTTGTCCTGTTCGCTGAAAAGTTCGGTGCGGACTTGGAAGCCGAAGGGCTGCGGGCCGGGATCGAACTACTGGACGGGGACAGCACCAGGCCGCTTGGCAACCATAAAGATGGGTAAAGATGGGTAGGTCGGCCAAACCATGACCGCCCTAGAACGCTGGACTGAGCATGAATCGGCTTACTGCGAAAGCGGCCTGTGCGAGTGGTCGACCCTGCAGCACCTCACCGCACTGCGCGAGGTCGTAGCTGAGCTTCGGACGGCCGGCCTACAACTGGCTGCCGATTCAGCCACCGAGTCGGTGATGAAGGACGCCGAGATCGAGCGGCTGCGGGCGGCGATCAATGACCTAGTGGCGCTCATCAAAGAGGTGGACGCTGAAGCCAACAACGTCCAATTGGATATCGCCAGAGTGCTGCGGCGGCACCACATGGACGCTTGACCGACTTATGTGCCGTTATGAAGCGTAAGTGTCAGACGTGCGGCATCCCGCTCTGGATAGCGTGGCTACTGATGGGGAAACCGTGGCAGCGACGTGAGCGACGCCTCGTGGACGCCATCGACTGCATCGACGTGTTGCCGTTCGGTGCGGGCGCCCAGGGCTGAGGGGCTTCTGTCCTCGCCACAACATCCAGGGCCACTCTGCGTCTCGGCAGGCTTTCCTTTCTGTTGATTTCCCCAGCCCTGGACATGTCAGGGGATGAGCCGCGCGATGGCCAGGCCGGCCAGGAAGCCAGCCTCGTCTGGCGGCAGGCGGCCAATGAAATAGAAGACAACCACCAGCAACAGGACGATCAGCGCCAGCATCCAGCCGACACTGAGCCACGCGGGCGCTCCTTGAATCATTCCGTATCTCCTCATCGTTTTTGCTCGGTGACGTACAGCAAGCAATTGGCTGCGTTGTTGAGGCCCAGCGTGCCGGCGGTCGCGTTGACGACAGCCACTGCGAACGTATGGCTGCCAGCCGCCGGCTGCCCGTACTCGGTAAACGACACCGTCTGGGTGTAGCTGGCCCCCGTGATATTGAGGAAGCCAACGGCACGCTGGATGACACCGTCGAGTGCCCAGCCCACGTACACGCCGGCGCCTGCAACCGTGTGGTAGATCGGGACCGTCGCCTCAATTCGCAGCATGCCCCCGCCAGACGTCGCGGTGAGGCTCACGTTTGTAAGCACCCAGGTACTAGTGACGGTTGTGGTCCAAGTGCTGGCGGTAGCTAGGCCGCCGAGATACTGCTGGACAGCATTCGCCGCGATGTCGGCGGTCTGGATCGTGGCGTCGGCAATCTGGGTCGAAGTGATCGAACCGGCTGGCAAGTTGACCGCGCCGCCATTGTTGGCGCCCAGGGTTACGTTCTTGCCGACGATGTAGAGATCGCGGTACTGCGCGATGTCGCGGTCATACGCCTGGACGTAGCCGTAGCCGGACGGGCCTGGGATGTGGCCAAGCTCCAGCCCCTGGCCGCTGTTCGGAGCCAGTGCCTGGGTGATGCGCGCCGAGCCGATCTCGGCCTTGCCCTTGTGGGTCCACAGGCCCGAGGAGGTCTTCTCGTAGCCGTTGGTGACCTCAGCGAAGTGCTGCGGGCTAATAACCATCAGGTCAGCCAGACCGCGTTGAAGCCGCCCAGGCGGTTGAAGTCCTCGCGGCTCAGGTTGTCCCAGATGCCCTTGTACCCCGGGGCGCTGTTGGCGATCCACAGGGTGCTGCCTTGGACACCGCGCACCGAAATCCAGTGATACCAGGCTGCCCCAGACATCATGGCTGGAGTGCCGTCCTGGGCGAGCAGGTAGACGTCATCGAAGCTCACGCCCTGGGCCTGGTTGGTGTCCTGACCGTAGTCGGCGAGCACGCGCGCCAACTGGGCGCCGCTGCCATCCATCAGGCCGTACGTGGCGTTGATGTTGTGCGGGTAACCGATCTCGTACACCGTCGTCTCGCGGCTGGTGTAGATGTTGTCGGGCGGAACGATCAGGTTGGCAGCGCGCTTGACCCACTCCAGGCTGCACGCCGAACACGTCCAGTCGTTCATCTGGGCTGGCATGCTGACCCACGGGTCGAAAACCGGTGAGGTGAAGTCCTCAGCGAAAGGGCAACCGTTTTACGGTGTTCTCGCTTTCGTACCAGTAATAGGTGGCGTCGCGCGCAAACGTGAGCGACACCTTATTTCCCTCGTCAAGAATGATGAAGCGCTCGTCGCTGCGAGCGTCGTCGCCGTTGTCGGCAATCGCCTGGGCCACGCCTGGGCCAACCGAAAAAGTCATGCTTCCTCCTCAGTGCGGATTGCTCTGGGTCGGTACAAAGACAATCGTGATCTGGCCAGCTGGGTTCGTGCTGAAGTTGAAATTGTCAAAGCTCGTGCCGACGGCGAGCGTCACGTTCCCCGCGCTCAACAAGCCCGTGAAATGCGCGCCGCCCGAAACACCTCCTGCATCCCGACCAAGTGGCGCGGTGATGGTGTTGAGTTGGCCCTGGACGCTGTGGCTCAGCGTCGTGGTTGTGTGATCACTCGTGTTGCCGCTGGTGTTGTCGCCAGTCAGGTACACCGTGATCACGTAGTAGCCAGCCTTGGGCAGGGCGATGTAATTGCCACCATGAGTAGCGCCCAGACTATTGACGGACGCCGCAGCAAACGAAATCTGGCGTGCCCCACCACCGCTATACGAACCGGTGAGCGGCGCCTGAAACTCCTGCACGGCACTCGGCGGCAGGACACGGTTGTAGGCCGCCTCCCAGGACTCGCCACTGTTGTAGACGCGCGAGGCGCCCCAGGCATTGTTGGCGTTGGTCTGCCAGTTGTTGCGGTCGGTGGTCATGTTGGCCAGATCCGTCTCAAACGAGCTGCCGCTGGACCAGACGCGACTGGCGCCCCAGGCGTTGTTCGCGCGGCCGGTCCACAGGGTGATCTGCGAGTACAGCGCGGCGGCCGAACTTGCCAGGAAGGTCACGAAGCCCTCCAGTTGGTCCCGTCGCTCTTGTAGGTGACCGAGTCGCCCTGGCTGACGGTGCCGTTCATGACCGCGCCAGTGCCGGTGTTGATCGAGCCACCGATGACGGTCCCGCCAACTGCCGCCACCGTGCTGTTGCCAGTGACAGCCTCCACGGTAATCGGACGGTTGGTACTGGCAGCAGCTGGCAGGGTGACGGTGATGGCCGCCGAGCAGAACACCCACATGATGGGGCTGACCACGGTGTAGTTGGCGCTCTGATTCGTCCAGGTGCCCGCGAACAGGGCCTCGATGATGGCCGCCGCCAGTTTGGCTGCGGTGACCGCGCCATCGGCAATGTCCACCGTCTGGATCGCGCCGTCGGCGATCTTGGCCGAGGTGATGCTGCCGTCGGCGACGGCCGTGATGCTGCCGCCCTGGTGGGCGCCGTTGTGGGTGTGGCCCGTGGCGTTGTTGAACAGACCGTCGAGGGTCTGGAGCGACGTGCGCAGGCTCGCCGTGGCGGCGTCCAGGTAATCGGCCAGGTCGTCGTTGTCGGTGGCCAGGACGAGGTTGAGTTCAGTGGTCAGGTCGGTCATTACATGGTCCTCGTCGCACTGATCTTGAAGCCGCGCAAGTCGCCGATCCGCGTGCCTCGGAAGCGGCCGATGATGCCGTACACGGTCAGCACCCGGAACTGGGTGACCTGGATGTCGATGGCCCAGTTGCGGCCACCTCCAGCCGTCGGCGGGGACATCCGCTCCTGGAAGCCAAACAGCGCGATTTCGTCCACTGTCTCGTCGGGCAGCTCGATGGACAGACTGCCTGGCTGAGAGGCGTAGTCGATCATCGCGTTGTGGATCTGATCGCTGTTGAAGCGGACCACGGCGCCGTCTAGCCGCGACTGGTAGTTACGCGCGTCGACCGTCATCTGGAGGTCCCGCTTGAAGGCCGGCACCACGCGCTCGTGATAGGCAATCGTGTCGATGACCGGCGTATCGGCGGTGGTGGTGTTCGACAGCGAGGCCTGCAACTGCAAGGCGTTGCCGACCAGGTTGGGCGGCGCCTCGATGCGCTGGCCGTTGGCCGTGAACGTGCCCAGCGGCAGCCAGTTGCCGGTCGGATCGGTGCCTGGCCCAGACGCACTGGCCATGATGCGGTAGGACAGATCGATCCTGTCGCCAGGCGCCATGTACGGGCCGAAAACGCTGAAGCCAAGCCAGTGCTTGAGATCGGCTTCGAACATCGCATGATGGAGTGGGAAGGTGACACTGCACGGTCCCAAAACAAACTCCGCGCCAGAGGTGAGGGCGAGCGGTCGCTGGACCAGCTTGAAGTAGTCCCAGCCGCCGTCGTCGAAGCCGATGTACAGGCGGTCCTGGCCCGAGGCGCCCGAGACGGACATGGCCGTCGCCTTGCGGTTGGTCCAGTGCGCCAGGCTACCGTCGAACTGGTCATCGAAGGTGTAACTGGTGCCCTGGGGGGTGACGTGGGCCTCCCAGTTGCCGTAGCTCAGCAGGTAGCTGGTGCTGTTATCGGGGTTCCAAATGGCCAGGTACGCGCGATAGGCACCCCAGCCGCAGAACACGCGGGGCTCGCCTCGGATGATCGAGCCGTTGTCGAGCAGCTTGCCTGGGCCAGTCGGTGTGAGCACTGCTCCAGGGAGATCCAGACGATAGAAGCCGGCGCCCGAACGGAACCAAAGAGCGTCGAGCCAGGCAGCTGCGCGCCACCCATTGTCGTCGCTCGGCGTCGAGGCGATGCCAGGGAACAGGTCGTTTGTGCTGGCGTCGCTGTTGATGGTGAAGACCGTGCCATCCCGCTTGAAGATGCACAGGACGTTGGCCGTCTGGCGCAATGCGCTGATCCACACACTGGGGTCGCCGACCAGGATCGGTCCCGACCAGTTGCCAGCGACCTTGGGGTCCGAGGTGACCTTGCGCAAGACGCTGTTGACGATGTCGGCGGCCCAGAGTTCGGTGCCGACCACCTCCAGGCGATACGCCGCAAAGCCAGACGGGAGCGTGCATTGGGTCCACGTACCGGTTGGCGCGCGCTCCCACAACTGGCCGTTATTGAGTGCGACGTACAGACTTCTGCCCGCGCCCGAGAAGCCTCCCTGGTAGACCACGGCGTCCCATGGAATGGACGGGGTGAAGTCCCTGTCCACCAGCTGGCCAGCGTTGGTGTCATTGGTGCGCTTGAAGACCTTGGTGCCGCTGAGGACGAACTGGGTCAGGGTCAGGCTGGCGGTGTCGTAGCCGTCGATGATCCGGTAGACCATGCCGCCAGGCGCGGGGCTGGGCATGATCGGGTGCAGCAGCGGGCCCTTGCCGATCAGGCCGCCGTCGACCTGGATGTCTTCGCCCCAGTAGTAGCGCGGGTCGCTGAAGCTGGACTGGACCCGCTCGCCGTAGCCACCGGTGGGTTTGGCCGCGAACGTCCGCTCGCGGTAGATCGGCGCCGAGCCGTACTCCTGGACCGAGGGCACCACGCCGTCCAGGGCCTGCTGCTTTTTGCCGACCATCAGCCCGTTGGCGTCGGCGACCAGCATCAGCCCCATACGCGCGCTCGGATCGGCCAGAATCGACCCCAGCCGCACCTGGTACGGCCACGGGCGGCGGCGACTCGACAGGATGCTCACGCGGGCGTGACAACCTCTACCGGTGGATGCACTAGCCCGTTGGATGGGGCCGCCTCAAGCTCAGCCACGCGCTCTTGCAAACGGACGATCTGGCCGCGCAGGTAGGCAAGCTCAACGGTGGCCTGGCCGAGTAGCTGAATCAGGTCGGCCTGGTTGTAGGGCGACTGCTCGGACATCAGAACAGACCGGTGAGCCTGTCAATGAACGTCATGTCGATGGCCTGGAGTGCGGTGTCCAGCCCTGCGATGGCGCTCTTGATGAGCGTCTCCTGATCGGGGTCGAAGAAGTACGGGCTGACCTTCAGATCGGTGGCCACCAAGAACTCCTGATCGTGGTGGATGCGCTCCTTGATCGTGGTGAAGTCGCGGAGGTGCAGACCGACCTGGCTGTTGACTTCATATGCGCTGGCCGGAGCCAGACCGACGGTAACTGGCGGCGAGTTGGCCGGGGGGAGAGTCATCGTTTCTGCTCCGTAACGTAGAGGGTATGGTTGCCCTGGTTGTATTGGGCCAGCGTGCCAGCGGTATTGCTAAAGACAACGAGATAGAAGGTGTGAGCGCCGGCTGCCACGCTCGGCTGGTAGAGAATGCCGCTTGCGACCGTGACCGCATTCGGAGTTGGGCTGAACGTGAGGTACCAGAAAGCCGTTGGTCCTGCCGCAACGTTGTCTATCGCAACGCCGTAGTACATCGACGCATTGGCCACCGAGTGATAGACGGACGAGGTGAACTCGATGCGGAGCATTCCGCCAGCCGTAGTTGCGTTCACTGATACGCCCGTGGCAACCCACGCGCCGGAAGTCGTGGTACTCCAGGCCACGCCGGGGCTGGTGAAACTGCCAAGCAATTGCTGAACAGCACTAGCCGCGATCTGCGAGGTGCCGACGCACGCGGCGGGCAAGGTCAGCGTGCCGCCGGTCTGCGGAACGATGTTGATGTTCTTGGCCTGGACGATCAGGTCTTTCCAGGCAAGGGCCGTGTTGTCGTATGACTGGATATAGCCCATGCCAGCGATGTCGTAGCTGAGAATCAGACCTGCCCCAGTGGTGCCGCTCCAGGCAGCGTTCGCCCGTATGGACCCCCCGTCAAGATAGCCGCGAACCAGGCCGTTGCGCCCCAGGAAGAGGTCGCGGGGGCGATTCGCTCCGCTCGCGCCGATGTCGTAGGTGTTGTCGTTGACAGCGACAAAATTGCCGGAGGGCACCACTGCCCATTGGCTGGCGAGCGGGTTGCTGCTCCCGGCCCCCAGGTAGAGAACTTGCGTTGCCTGAAGGCGCCCGTCGGGCGACGTGGAGAGCGTGACCCCGCCACTCGCCCCCGCAAAGAGAGTGCCGCCCAGGTACAGATTGCGCGGCCTGTTCGCAGCGCTCGCCCCGATGTCCAGGGTGTTATCAGTACCAGCCAGCAGGAAGCCTGAGCCGTTGATCAGCCAGGCCAGGGTCGACGGAGTGGGGGCGTACAGGCCCATGCCACCACCGACTGCTCGCACGCCGCCGGTGGTGCCCAGCGCAACGCTGCTGTTGAACGTCGCCCCGTTGTTGTTGACCATGAGCGCCGTCGTCTCGGTGCCACTCACGCCCAGGTTGCCGCTGAAGGTGGCGTTACCGATGACAGCTAGGGCGGGGTTGATCTGCACCTGGGTGTCCGACAGGGTCATCGCCGACACGCCGTTCGACGCGATGCCCAGGGTCTTGAGCGAGGGCTTGTACAGACCCAGGCTGGCATCGCTGGTGAACGGCCAGCCAGGCAGGGCCAGCGTGCCATCGGCCATCGACGTGGCGCCGGCGGCACCAGGCACACCCTGCGGACCCTGAGGCCCAGTCGGGCCGATGGGGCCCTGTGCGCCTGGTGGACCGGTTAGACCTTGTGGACCCTGTGCTCCAGCCGGCCCCGTGGCGCCCTGTGGTCCCTGCGCGCCGGCCGGACCGGTGAGTCCCGTCGGTCCGATTGGACCTTGTGGCCCCTGGGGACCGACCGGACCTTGCTGGCCGACCACGTAGCCCATCGAGGTCCACGTGTACGTCGGGGTAGTGGAGTCCAGGCGGAAGAATTGACCGGTGACCGAGTTGAACCACAATGTGCCGACGATGTCGCCGGTCACCTCGCCCACCGCGGGGTCGCGCTGATAGACCTTCCAGCCTGGACCGGTCAGCCCTATCGGTCCCGTTGGCCCCTGAGGTCCTATTGGCCCCACCGGGCCTACTGGTCCTATTGGCCCCTGCGGTCCTGGAGGTCCAGTCGGTCCCTGCGACCACGTCGGCGGCTGGGGGTAGCCCGGGGTCAGGTTCTGATTGATGCGGACCGGATCGATCAGCTGAGAGCGCCTAGGCATTGGTCCACGTCGCATCGCGCCTCAGGCGGAAGACCTCGTTGAAGCCAATCTTGGTGGACCTGGTCGGACCGAAGATGAGAGCCTGACGGGTGAACTCCTGGGCGGCCATGGCCTGGCTGGCCTGGAAGCCGCCAGCAGCCGCCGCCTGCATGTGGGACGGAAAGAGGTGCCAGGCCTCGATGTGGCTCGCGGCGGCGGCATACGCCAGGTCCACGTCGAGCGTGTCGGCGTCGGCGACAGGCCCGGTGGTGGAGTCGGCACCGTTGACCCAGGCCGAATGGGGATGCCAGGCCGTCAGCCAGCAACTGATCGGCGACATGGCCCCGTACATGCCGCTGAGAATGACGTGACCGCCCTGTTGGGACACCTCGAAGGGGGCATCACCTTCGGGGGCCGTCCAGCCGTACTGAACACGGGCAACCTGCCACGGGCCAGTGACCCAGGGCAACTGCGCGGTCACGTCGATTCCCCCGTAGGGGCCAGTTGGATCGATGCCGACGGTATCCGCGAAGAAGCACCGCGCCAGACCCGCCAGGACGGCTGGCTTGAGTTCCTGCTCGGGGTGCAGATGGACGAAGTCGGCGACCTCGCTGGGCGCCATCGGCGTGCCCCAGTTAGCGTCCACCACCACACGACCGGTCGCCGAATCGAAGCTCAGCACGCCGCGCACACGGTCGTTGGGGTTGGTCGCGGCGCGGCGCACCAGGAACAGGTTCTCGGGGCCGCCCAGGATGGCCGACGACTTGAGCGTCGGCATGATCGCCGAGGTAGCCGTGGAGGTGGTCGGCGTAGTGGCGTCCTGGGCGGCTTGAAAGAACGGCCCCGTACGCCGCGCGACAGCTTGCTGGAGCTGGGCGTAGGTGATCACGCGGGTGGAACGAACGGCTCCGCGTTGGACGAACCGATGTTGGCGACTGGCAGCCCGGTGGCGTCGATGATCTCGACCATGCCGCGGATCCGCAGCGCCATCATGTACTCGTAGTCGGCCTCGACAAAATCGGTCTCGTGCCCAGGGCCGTAGACGATGCCTTCCTGACCGGGTCGCGGATCGTATGCGGGCGCGAGGAAGCGACAGCGAGCCATCTATTTCTTGCCTTTCCTGGACTTCGGCTCATCGTCGTCGTCATCCGCCTGTGGTCCAGGCGTCTGGCCGCCGGGCGTGCCGGCCACGTCGTCGCGGCCGGTGACGTCGCTGTAGTGGCCGTGCTCAGCAGCTTGAGCGGCCGCCTCCTCGTCGGCGACCAGGCTGACCTTGCCAGCGGCGCGCCAGACCTGTGCCTGCTCGTCGCTGACATCCACCACCTGGCCTAGGCCGACTGGCCCATCCGGGCCATCCTCGAGCGGAACGAGTGCACGTACTTGCGGGCTCATTTCTTACCCCCCTTGCTTTGTTTGACGCCTGGGAACTTCTTCGATACCGCGGCCCGGACCTGGGCCTTTTCCTGGGGCGTTCCGTTCTGAGCCACGCGCGAGAGGGCATTCCGCGCGTGGCTTTCATCTGGAATCGGATACGCGCCAGATCCCTTGCCGCTCTTCCCCTCGCCCTTGCCCGGCAGCGCAAACTGCGAGGGCTTGAGCGACTGGCGCTTGCTGGACGAGAGCTTCGCCATGCCGCCTCCTAGCTGGTCCTGAAGGTGTAGTCCACCGACAGCGTGGTGTTGCCGTTGCAGGTCACCGAAATGCGGAAGTGGTAGGTCGTCGCGGTGGTCAGGCCGGTCAGGTTCACGGCAATGGCGCCAGAACCGCTGGCCGGCGTGGCCGCCTGTGACGACCCGTACGCGGTGCTGGTGCCGTAATCCGCCTTCATCCCAGTGCACGCCTGGTCGACAACGAAATTGATGGTGGCCGTCGTCGCCGCGATGGCCGTGACGTTCACCTGGCGGACAGGCACACCCATCAGGGCTGCCTTGCCTTGCGCGATCAGCGACCGAACGAAGTTCTCGTCGGTCAGATCCGCCTGGTGACCGACGCCGTAATACGTCGTCGGCGTGACGGAGTCTTGCGCTCCAGCCAGGAAGATGACGCGGCTCACGCCCTAGCCCTCACCGCCGGTAGCAGCCTTCTGTTGCAGCACGGAGAATGGATAGCGAGCAGCGGTCGTCGGCTGTTGGCGGTTGACCGGGTTGGGCACAGCCCACGCGAAGCGGGCGATCACCCTGAGCGCCACCATGTCTTGCTGGAGCAGGTTGAACTGAATCACCGGCGGCGTGCCATTGTCCGTGATCACCCCGGTGTCAAACATTTCCATGTTGATGTCTTCGCGAATGGCCAGCATCGACTGGTTCCAGTCGCCCATGATCATCGAATAGCCCGTGGCGCCGGTCCCGAACTCCACCAGGCCCGCGTTGTTGAAGACGATCTTCTCGCCGAAGAGCGTGCCGATCTGGGCTGAGGCCTGCGGCCCGTTGTCGTCGCCGTACAGGATGAAGCCGTTGGTCGTAGTTCGCATGCCGCGCAGTTTGGCTTTGACTTGCTTCCTGGCCCAGAAGCCCGAGACGTCGTAGCCGTCGGCTTCAACCAGGCCCATGGCTGCGCTGATGTCGCTCAGGTAGTCCTGGCCCGCGGTGGCGCCGACAACGAGCAGGTTGCCCGCCGAGTTGGCGGCGGTGACGATGGCCGGTGGGAACGTGCTCGGCGCGCCGTTGCCGAAGAAGATGGCCTCATCCAACGCGACGCCGAAAGCCTCGGTGATCTTGGGCTTGACCTGTGCCCAGAAGTCGTAGTCGAGGTCGTCGAGCAACGTTTTGGCGATGGGCACGATCACCGCCATTTCCTCCGCGTTGAGGTACACGTTGTCCCACTGGAGGCTGGTGGTTTGCTTCATGCCGCGGTCGCGGGCGTCCAGCGACGCACCCGTCAGCCAGTACGCGGTGGGCAGCTGCGTCAGCACCGGGACGCGCTGTTGCGCGCGCTTCATGGTCACGTGCGGCATGAGTTGCAGCGCAGCGGACTTCTCTTCGATGGACTGGCGGATCTCCCGAGAGACGTCCTCGGGAATAAGCGGGCTGGTACCTGGAGTAGTACGCCCGGCGACACTGTTGTACGGAATTGGAGTGTCTCCTCAATTTAGAACTGGCTACATAGCCCTCGATGTTCGACTGCGCAGTTGATCGCGCAGGAGGTTGGAGACTGATTGGTCGGTCGGGCTTCCAGCGACGCCCGAGATCATCTCGGGCTCGCGGACTCCGTTACGACGCATTTCATTCAGAAGTTGCTTGCGGAAGGCGGGGTTCTTGCGGAGCCGGTCCTCGGCATCCTTGGCCCCCTCGGCCTTCCAGGCTTTCTCGAGGGCTTTGAGTCCCTCGGTGACGATCAGCTTGCGTCCGTCCAGGCCCTGACCGGCGCCCTCCATCTGGAGGATGCGGGAGCGTTCGGCTTCAGGGAGCGCCTCGACAATTGGATCGATTGAGTACTTGTCGTGCTCGCGGCTGACGTTCGAGAAGAAGTCGGTGACTTGCGAGTTGGCCGCTTGCTCGACTTCCGCCTTGCGCTCTTCCTCGGCGTACTGCCAGGGGTTTTCGTCGCGAAGCTTGCGTCTGCGCTCGGCCAGTGCCTGGGCGTGGCGCTTGGCCTCACGCCGGTCAGCCTCAGCCTGGATTCGCTTATCGAGATCCTCCTGCGTCAGCGTGATCGCGCTGGACGTTTCGGCTGGCGCTGGTGCGTCCTCGACTTCGGGCTCCGGGCTCCCCCGGCCAAGCAGTCGGTTGAACCAACTGCGGCCCGCGGAAGCCTGAGTACCTTGTTCAGAACGCTCCTCTGGCGCTGCCGCCGCATCCGCGGATGGCTCTACGGAAGAAGGAGTTTCTTGTGGTTGCATCGTAAGTCCTCGCTGGCTAGCTGGCAATCAACCGCCGTACTGATAGGTGCCGAAATTCGCGCCGGTGCCCTGGCCCCACGGGTTCTGGAGCGGCGCCAGCATGGGCAGGACAGTGCTCTGGCCACCGACCGGAGTGGCTCCAGGCATCGCCTGGAGGTTCATGCCAGGGATCGTCTGCTGGGCGAAGCCCTGGCCTGTTTGGGCTGCCGGAGCCTGAGCCGGCGCTGGCGGCCCACCACCGACCGGAGTCGCCCCGAAGGGTGAGTAGCTGGTCTGGTTCAACTGTGCATTGATGTCGGGCGGATTGCCGAACATGCTCGGCGTTGGCTGACCGTTGACCATCTGGGCGGCCGTCGGCGAGATGTGCGCCAGCGCCTGCGCCGTCGCGGTCTGGGCCATCTGGCCCAGGTCCGGCATCTTGTAGGTGAGCTGCGACATGTCGATGTTGCCGGGCATCTTGCCGGTGGCCGTCGCGTTCAGGACCTGGTTGAAGGCCTGGTTGTAGCCAGGTCCAACGCGGTACGGCAGCGTCGAAGCGAAGTTCGACACCGCGTTCTGGCCCGCGGTCTGGGCCTGCTGGTAGTTGGCTCGAGCGAGGTCCTGCTGCTGCTTCTGCTGATCGAACTGCGCCTGCTGCTGCGCCTGAGCCAGCGCTGCTTTCTGGGGCTCGACGTTCTGAGCCCACCAGGATGACCAGGCGGCATTGGCTTTGGACTGCGCGTCCGGGCCGCTGCCGTACATGCCGTTTTGCAGGTTGCTGTTGATCTGATCGTGCTGGGCCTGGGCTTGCTGCTGGAGTGACGCGGTCTGGCCAGCGATACCAGCCATGGTCGTCGGCTGGTAGTTCGGGTTGGGCTTGGTGGTGAGGTTGCCCTTGTCGTCCATCGTGGTGATGAACTGGGCTGTCGCCGGAGAGCTGACCGCGGTCTGCGGCGACGGCGTAGCCCTGTCGTGGACGGCGGTGGTCCGCCAGCCGTCATCGCCGTACGTCTGGGTGATGTTGTAGCCACCCTCGATGGACTCGCGAGTGTCGCCAGGCTTGTTGGCGCCCGTGATCGCCGTGGGCACCCAGCTCCCGCCGGTGTACGTCTCGGTGATGGTGTGATTCGGGTTCTTCGGGTCCAGGCTGGTGCGGGTAGCGCCTTCCTTGGCACCGCCGATCTGCTGGAAGGTGGTGCCATCCCAGGTGTACGTCTGACCGCCGGACTGGACGATCTGGGGCTTGTCAGGCTTGGCGTCGAACAGTTTGGTGGCGGTGGTGCCGTCCCAGGAGTACGTGCCCAATCCAGGGATGGTGGTCAGCTCTGGACGTGCCGGCTGTGCCCCTTGGGGAATATCCGTCTTGGAGCCGGTCTTGGGATCGATGAGCCCGATGACTTTGCTGGTCGGGTCGCCAGGGGTGGCGTAGATCTTCTGCCAGGTGTTCGGGTCGCTCGGCGGAACCTTGCCCGCGTCCGCAGGCTTGTGGACCGTCGGGATGCTCTTGTCCCAGACGAAGCCACCCTTCTCCCCGTTCGGCCCCGTCGCGTTGGGATCGAAGCGAAAGGTGAACTCGTCGCTCGAGCCGTCGTTGTTGTACTGAACGACGGGCTTGGTGGTCGGCGCCGTGGTCGTCGGCGCGCGGGTGGCCGACGCGGGTAGTTTCTCGTTGCGGACCTGGCCGTCATCGCTGATCTCTACCGAGACGCCATTGGGGAAGGTGTACGTCTTGAAGCCGGTGTCCGCGGTGATGGTCTTGCCCGCGTTCGGATCCGGATTACCTTTTGCGTCCTTTGCATCAGACGGCACATGCACGGTGCCCTGAACGGGGGCGGGCAGACCGATCTGGGGGCCGTATTTGTCGACATACTGCTTGATGGCCGCCTCGCGCCCACTGTAGTCAGGCGTCGGCTCTGGCGCCGGGGCTGGGGGATTCTGATCCTCCCAGGGCCACGGAGCTGGATTGAATGGTCCTGGCATCTACGTCACCTCCCTGCGCCGACTTTCGGAAACGAACTGGGCTTGTACACCGGGATCGAGCCAGCCCCACCGGTTCCGGGCTTGTACACCGGCAGGACGCCCGCCGGGCGACTGGGAGAACCAGAGCCCGCGCCCTTCGGGTTGAGCAGCCCCAGTGCTTGCTCGCCGAGCTTCTCCTGGGGAATGAACGACTTACCGTAGGACTTCCCCAGGTACTCGAGGTCCTTCTGCGCTTTGGACTGAGTTCCGGGATTTGCACTTCCGACATTGCTGACAGCCCCGATGGTGTCGAACACGTCATGGATACTGTTCAGCCAGGTCTCGTCCATGACATGACCGACATATGAAGACGCGAGCTGCTCCGCGAATTTCGCGGTGTTGCCGCGGCTGTCACGAGCGGATTCGTAGGTGATTGCCGCCTGCGCCAGCGACTCGCTGAGCGGCCCCAGGACGCGCAGCGGCATCCACTGGCCGGCAATGCGGATGCTGTTCTTCGGCGCGCCGCCCTGCGGATGGTCGGCGGTGATGTTGCCCTGGGCCGCTTCAGTCATTGCAATGCCAGCCAGCCCGACGCCGAACAGGTTGTTGGCCAGCTTGGCCCGATCCAGCGGCTTACCTTGCATGGCATCGGTGATGCGCCCTGCCAGCCCCACCGGCGAGCGCTCAACGCCCTGGGTGAACACGTTGTAGGCCACGCGATAGAACGGCAGGACAATCTGACTGACGACGTCGAGAGCCGGATTCTGACTGCGCAGCGCGTCAAACATTCTGGCCAGGCGCGAACCGACGAAGCCGTACTCACCGCTGCGGAGCGCCCACTGCTGACCAGCCTCGGCGGCGTCTTTGGCGCTGGCGCCGAGCGCTGCATTCGCGCCACGGCCAATACCCGCGCTGACGTCGCCGACGGCGCCGTGAGTCCGCACCAGACCCTCGAGCACCGTACCCAGCGCACGCTGGAAGGGTGTGCCAGCGATGAGTGACGGTCCAGGACGGAAGCCATACCCGCCACCGCCCGCGCCGCCCGTCAGCACACTGCGGTAGTTGGTGCCGTAACGGATCGTCTGCAGCCCCTCATGTGCACCTTCCATAAGCCCGGACAGGCCACCCTGCAGCCCTCTAGGGATCTCGTTAGCACGGCCCGTCATCACCAGATGGAGTGCGCCCGCTGGAGCGCGCATCGCGGTCTGGATGACCGGTCCCAGCGCCACCTTGCCCTCAGTCGCCAGGCCGCCGGCCATGGAGCCGGTACGCAGCGAGCGGACCCAGTCGGCGATGCCCGGCGTGTCACCGCGCAGGTTGGCAAACCAGCGCGCCAGTTCATCCGGCTTAGCCCCGCGCGCCAGCATGCTGTCAAGCGTCCCGTGAGCGCCCGTTGGAATCGGCACTCTCTCGCCCGCAGCGTTGGTCAAGTTCTCGAGCTTGGCGTGCGCAGCATCGACCATGTCGGCGGTGACACCTCGCGGCAGTCCCTCTCCGGACTGCGCAGCCCGTGACGCCTCGAGCGCGAGCTGGTCAAGCAAACCGCCAGTGCCTGAATTCTGAGCCGCCACTGGCAACATACCCGGAACACGCTCGGTGAGCATCGATCCGGCCGTCCCCCTTCCGGCTCCGGCTGCCCCAGCAGTATCCCCGAACAGCGTCGGTTCGAAGCCAGGCAACATGCCCCTGATAGTGCTGGTGCGATCACCATAGACGCCCATGCGATCCAGCTCGTCCTGCATCGCCTGGAACCCCGCCCGCGTAGTAGCTGCGTCACGAGCCCGCTCGAGCGCGGCGACTCGCGTGGCAAAGGCGGTCATCGATGGTGGTTCGGTCGGCGGCAAGCCCGGACCGCCGGTCCCTGCGGACAGCGGCTCCTGACCGGCTCTGCCCTCGGCGGCGGTGCGCGCCTGCCAGTCGGCGACTTCAGGACTCGCCTCGGCGAGGCGGCCCGCCTCAGGTGATCCGACCGTCGGCAGGGACTCCAGCCCAAGCTGGCCGGACTCAGGACCGGGCCCGCCAGGTCGATACGCGGGCGGGCGACTCCTGATCGAGTCGACCAGGTCCTGGACAGCCTGCTGGCCGACGTCCGCGGCAGCAGCTCGCGCTACGGGTCCAGCGCTGACATCCGGCACCGTGTGCATCGGGTTGTCCTGGATCCAGCGCATGATCGTGGTGGCAATCTGCGACGACGGCGCATCGACGGTGGCAGCGAAGTCGCGAATGGGCGCGGCGATCTCCTCCGGGTACGTAGAGAGCGTGTCGATCGCGCGCTTCAGCAGCGTTGCGCCGGTGGTCGGCACAGCACCGCCAGGGCCGAAATTGGCCATGAAGGGAGACTCGGTGGTTGCGGCGTGCGCTACGTCCGGCGGAAACGCCCGCTCGAGCCCTCCGAGTGCTGTTTCGGCTGCTCGAGCAGCGGCACCGGAGGAGCCCGCTGGGGTCTGCCCCGCGGTGAGAAGCCCAGCTAGCCCCAGTGCACCACCGAGCGTGCCGCCGAGCCCCCAGTTGCCCTGCTGCGGTCCGCTGAGAATCTGCTGCGGCGCTGACGTCAGCGTGCCCAGCGGATCGATCTCGGGTTTCGACGAGAAGACACCCGCGTCTGGGTCGATGCCGGCCTGGGTAAGAACGTCTCGAGCGATCTGACGCTGCTGCTGCTGCCAGTCGATGACATTGCTCAGCCCCGGAACGCCGGTGACCTGGTCCAACACCTTCTGAACGTCACCTGGCTTGACCGAATACACATCAGCCGGTGTCGGCCCGCTGGCTGCAGCGGCCTGGCCGAAGTCGGTGTACTGCGGTGGACCACCCTCGGAGCCAGGCGCAAGGCGATTGAAGGCACCGCCAGGCAACTGCGACTGCTGGTTGTTGTGGGCGTTGCTAACAGCCTCATTGAGGGAACTCAGCGCCTGGTCGCCGAGGGCGCCAGCACCGCCAACAGCGCCTGTGATCGCGTCCTGAATCGGCTGGGTGATGGGCTTGGCGGCCTGCTGGATAGTGGACCCGGCCTGCTGGATAGTGGATCCGACGTTGCTGAAGAAACCACCCACCTGGCTGGTGACGTTCTGCGCCGTCGAGTCCTGGGGAATGGTCGGGTTGTCCGCCAGCAGTCCGCCCTGGATCTTGCCCATGACGGACTCCATCTGAGCGGGCGTCATCCATTCTGAGCCGCCCTTCAGGTCAGTGCCCGAGCGGCCAACGTGGAAGGCACCCGTGCCGGGGTCATACCCGTCGGCGTAGAAGTAATGGCCTGGCGTCGAGATGGTGACCGGGTTGCCAGTCTGTGCCTCCTTGGCCATGGCGCTCACGTCATTGGTGAGCTTGGTCGGGATGCCCATCTTGCTGAGCAGCTGCTGCTCGCTGCTGATGCCAGCCATGCCGCTCTGCGCGGTCCAGCCGACACCCTTGGCCAGGTCTACCGCCTCGCGCAGCGTCGGGTTGCGACCATACGCCTGGGCGAAGCGCACCGCGGCGGCCGGTCCACACGCGGCGTAGGCCTCATCCGTGGACAGCTGCTGGTCGCCGAACTGGCTAACACGGTCCGCGGTGGGCACCGCCCAGCCGCCGATACGACCGAGCGACTCCGCTGGGCTGACCGGCTTCGAGGTGTCCTGGCCCTGCAGGATGTTGCTGACGTAGCGCTGCGTCTCTTCGAAGGGCGGCACGCCGCCGTACTTTTCGACGGCGCCTGGTCCCGCGTTGTATGCAGCGAGAGTGCGGGACCAGTCACCGCCGTACTGCTTCAGGTTCTGAGCATCCATCCGCGCCGCCGCGTCGAGCGCGGCGTACGGGTCGGTAGGGTCGATGCCCAGCCCTGCTGCAGTGCCTGGCATGAATTGCGCGATACCGAGCGCGCCGGCACCACTCTTGGCAGTCGGATTGAAACCAGACTCCTGCTGGATCTGACGGACAAAGATGTCCGGGTCGATACCGGCCTGCAGGGCTGCGGCTCGCGCGTAGTTCTGCAGGTCGCCGCCCGGCGACACCGTTGGGGAGACTCCGGGAGGGGAGGTGGACGGTGTCGCCGAGGACGATGACGAGTCGTCCGGCAGGAAGGTCACCGCCGGACTGCGAAAGCCGGTATCCGGCGGTGAAGCAGTGGAAATGATCGGCGACGCCGCGGAATCAGCGGGCAGGAACGTCGTCGACGGAACCACACCAGGGCTCCGAAAGCCGGTGTCCGGCGGTGCTGCGCTGGACGTGATCGGCGACGGACCGGACGGCGCGGTGCTATCGGCCGGGATGAACGTCGTCGACGGCGCCGGTCCGCTGACTGCGGGCGCTGCTAGAACCGGTGCTGCTGGAGCTGGTACCGGTACAGGCTCAGGAGCGGGTGGTGGCGCTTGCGGCGGCGCAGTCTGGGTTTCGTCGGTCGCCATGAACGTCGAAGGCGGTGTCGGCGGCGGCTCCGACAGCGAGTTGATCTGGTCGGTCGCGCCCTTGCTGAACTGATCGCTCAAGTACTGGCGGTACTCGTCTTCGGGCACGTCGGGCAACATGGTCATGCCGCTTTACCCGCTGGTGGATGGCACACCAGGCACACGTAGCCCCAGGGGTACTTGCGCCACACCGCGATAGGACACGGCGTGTTGTGCAAACACGTGGAGCGAGGTTCCGTTACCGGTGGCGGCCGCTTGACCTGGTTGTTGTTCACTGGAGCTTGAAGCTCCCCGCGCCAGTGGACTGGCTGGCGTACTTGGGCAGCGACTGGGTGAACAGCGCCTTGGCGTCGTCCTGGGTATAGCCCTGGGCCTCCCACGTTCCCAGAAGCATCTGCTGCTGCGACGGCGTCAGGTTGGCCCAGGTCTGTGGGGCCATCTGGTTGGGTGCCACCAAGCTGTTCTGGAACGCC